AGGTCTGGATGGCTGAAAACCTGAGAACAACAAAATTCAATGATAATAAGACCATACCCCTGGTTAAAGACAGTACTGCATGGAGTAACCTCATAACTCCCGGTTATTGCTGTTACGATAATGACGCTGAAACTTATCTGAGTCTATATGGTGCTTTATATAACTGGTATGCTGTTAACACGGGTAAACTTTGCCCCGAAGGATGGCATGTTCCTTCTGATGAAGAATGGATAACATTAAGAACATATTTGGGCGGTGAAGAATTGGCAGGCGGCAAAATGAAAGAATCAGGTATCTCACACTGGCAGAGTCCAAATGCCGGAGCAACAAACCAAAGTGGTTTTACGGCCATTCCGGGAGGTGTGCGCGGAATCGTCGGAACCGGTAACGAATGGAAATTTGGCGGTCTCGGTACATTTTGCAGCTGGTGGTCAGCTACAAGGCTCAGTTCAGAACCATTCAGCCTGATATTCGGCTTCAGGATTCACACTGATTATTCCCGGCTTTTCCGAAATGAATTTTATATGACAGATGGCGTTAACGTGCGTTGTATAAAGGATTAATTCAATTTATAAATGACTTAACACCAGACGCTGGAAATCAGTTTCGGGAGTTTATTTAGTTATCTTTGCTTTCCATGGGACGTTAGCTCAGTCGGTTTAGAGCGCTTGCTTCACATGTAAGAGGTCGACAGTTCGATTCTGCCACGCCCCACACCCACCAACTCAGTGAGCCGAAATTTCCGGTTCCCTTTTAATTTTTAAGGTGTCGTGCATTTGTCTCAGGTTTTTGACATTTTGTTTCCAACTCAAATCGTCACATCGTTGTGACGATTCTATTTCCCGGAGAAATCTACCAAGCACCATAAGGAAAACACTCATCTCAAAATTTATGAGATGAGGGAATAACATTCTCTGCCCAACAAAAATCTATTTCAGGCGTAATCATGTGAAAATCAGTTAATAATTATTAACCTTTTTGCATATTGAATTGATACTAAATGTTTTACCATTGTTGAAAACTTTTCGGTGCTTTCCTTTTTATTCCAAAAAAAATAATTTAAACTGGTAAATAAGCGCATGAAAATTTAATATTTGCGTAAGGTGTTGAAAATAAAGCAATTCTATTACCACGTTTTCACTTTTGATAATTTAGAATTGATATAAATTGAGATAATGAAATACAAGGCATATTCTGGGGCTGAACAAAAACAGAGAAATTCGGGATTTTTGACACAGTTTTTCCCTGGTCAGGAGTATGTAACCAATACGCGACCGCCTGAAAAAGTATCAGCAACGTTTATCTTGACGACTGGTGACTTGCAAACTGTAGTTCGGGGCTACAGGACAAACAGACAGGACTTCAAAACGGTAAGATGGTTAAAGCTAATCCGTCCTTTAATAACATTACGACAAGAAGTGAAATCTTGGAGGTTAGGTGAAGAATTGCGCGTGTTGACCTACAGACCGTTAAGGGGCTTACAAGGGGCTTTATTTTTAATTTTTTCAGCCCGCACCCTTATTTTTTGCTTTATTCTCTCAGAATTTTTAAGAATCTTTTAAGATTAAAAGAGAGGATACGGGGGTTTGCAAGGATTAAATGGTTGAATTGTAGGTAGTTGAATAAGTGTAAAAAATACACTAATTAATAAGTGTAAAACGTACACTTAATATTATTAACTTTGAAAAATGGAAAATTCAGCAGAAATAAAGGAAGTAAAAAATTTATTCAAAAGTCTCTTTTTAAACAGGAGAAACTTGTCAAGGGCGCAATTAAGTTTTTGTGAATCTGCACAGCATCAATTCAAAAAGAGTAAGCAATTGTCTGATAAACAAGTGAGTATTCTGAGAGAGATTAAAAAATTTCTTCCGGGACAAGATGCGAGGGTAGTAAGTAATTTTCAATAATAACGTCATGCCAACCATAAATTTAGGCAAACAGAAGCAGAGGGAGCGAACAGTTAACAAAGAGCTGTATCAGGACATTTATCAGGATCCTCGCTGGAGGAAACTCAGGGCTGCAAAACTTGCCGAAAATCCTTTATGTGAGATCTGTGAGAAAAAGGGCAAAACGGTATTAACCCAGGAAGTACATCATATAAGACCTTTCCAGACCGGGACCACGCCTGAAGAAATTGAGATCCTTGCTTTTGACTGGGATAACTTGCAATCTTTATGCGTTGAATGTCATAAGAAAGAAGATCAGGAAATAAGACAATTTATGAGAGAGGGGGTACGCGAAATCATATACTCTCATTTTCAACCAAAAAATCCCATCCAAAATCACGCTCCCCTCTCTTTATCTAATATTAAATAGCAGATTATGAGAATTTTATATAAAGTACCCGAAGAGTTTCACCCTAAAGCAAAGAAATTTATGACTGACTTAGTCCGGCAACTTAACAAGGATGATCTTATAATCAAACTTGATACAGGCGCACTGATCCTGCTGGGTAACGCATATAATAAATATTTTGAGGCTCAGGATATACTCTTACGAGAAGGATATATGCTAAATGACAAAAAGGGGAGTGTTAAGCCGCATCCGGCCTTAAAGATCTGTCATGAATCGCAAGTTGAGGTCATGAAGCTCCTTATTGAATTCGGACTCACGCCAAAACGCAGGAAAAAGGTTGTTCTGGTTCCGAAAGTGGATGAGGCACCGATTGAAAAATTTATCAATAATCACCGCGAAGTGCGTTAATGGGAACTGTTCTCAAATATTGTGATGACATTCTTACCCTTTTAAAGGTCAGGATCCCGAGCGGGATCCATGTAAGAGGTGCTGTAATACGCTTCAAGCAGGATCTCCGGAGGTCTGATCTTGAATTCCGGCCTAAAGCGGTGCAGAAAGTCATTGATTTTATTTGCCATCTGAAGCACTTCACCGGGGAGTTTGACGGCAAATCTTTCATATTGCAGCCATGGCAGGTTTTCATAATTGCAAACTTGTACGGTTTTTACTGGAAAGATACCGGGAAACGCCGGTTTCAGACTGCTTATATCGAACTGGGGCGTAAAAATGGCAAGACCGCATTCTCAGCAGCTCTGAGCCTTTATCATTTGGTAGCAGATGGCGAGGCAGCTGCAGAGGTACTTATTGCAGCCAATAGCAAAGACCAGGCGAAGGTCTGTTTTAATACGGTCCGGGGATTTGCAAAATCCTTTGATCCTTCGGAAAAGTACCTTAAGAAATTCAGGGCCGATGTTATTTACCCGTCGACAAATTCTTTCATAAAGTGTCTGGCCAGCGATAGCAATAAACTCGATGGTTATAATTGCAGCCTTGGCATAGTTGACGAATATCACTCAGCGCCAAATTCCCTGGTAAGGGATGTACTCCGCAGCTCCCAGGGAATGCGCAGTCAACCATTATTGATAACAATAACAACAGCCGGTTTCGACAAATCCCTTCCATGTTATGAGCTCCGAACCGTTGCAACGGAGATTATATCCGGTATAAAACAGGATGACAGCTTTTTTGCTATCATCTATTGCATGGACCTGGAGGATGACTGGAAGGATGAAAAAAACTGGATAAAGTCTAATCCGAATCTGGATGTCACTATAAGTAAGGATTTTCTCAGGAAACAGGTCTTGCAGGCTGTCAATAATCCAGCTGATGAGGTCGGTGTCAAGACCAAGAACCTTAATATCTGGTGCGACACAGCCACGGTCTGGATCCCGGATGAATATATTTTGAAGGCAACTAAAAAGATTAAAAAAAGTGATTTCAAGGATATGGATTGCTATGTCGGCGTTGACTTATCAAGCAACCGTGACCTGACAGCTGTGGCTTACATGTTTTTCAGGGATGAAAAATACTATTTCTTCATTGATTATTACCTGCCTCATGACAGCCTCAAAGAACGTCCTGACAAAGAACTCTATTTTGACTGGCATAATCACAAATATCTTAAAAGCACTGCAGGAAATGTTGTCGATTACGATTATATCCTGAAAGATCTCCTGGAAGTTTACCAGAATACGAATATCATAAAGATTTACTACGATAAATGGAATGCTTTGGGCTGGGTAGTGAAATCAACGGACGAAGGGTTGCCCCTGGAACCATTCAGTCAGGCCATTGGAAATTTCAATGCCTGCACAAAGGAATTTGAACGTCTGATATTAAGCGGTCAGGTTGTTTTGGATGATAATCCAATTACCCGATATTGCCTCCGTTGCGTCGAGCTCAGATATGATTTCACTGGCAATTGCAAACCGTCAAAAGCAAATGAAAAAAAGAAGATTGATGGGGTTATTGCTATGCTTCAAGCACTTGCGTCTTATATGGAAAATTCAAGTAATGTTGGGACTGGAATTTATTAAAATTTAAAATATGGAAAATTCAGGAATTTACATTGCAAAATCTGTTCATGAGCCGGAGAAAACTTTTATTTTCTCCGCTGTTGATAAGGATCTCTGCTGGAACAGGCATCTTGAGAGTTTAATGGCAGGGAAACATTTCGTAAAAAAGCTCCAGGATCATGTTAAAAAGGATCCTGACGATGAGTTTATTGTTGAATTGCTCTGGCCCTGCCAGAAAGCTGATTTTGTAAGATTTCAAAATCATTTCATTAAGAGGCTCAAACCCTTTTTCAATCCAAAACACAAATGAAGGTAACAGATATATTTACAATCTTCCGGAAAAAGGAGAAACGGGCAATATATGAAGCCCCTGTTGATTCCGTGGGTCTTCCATACAGTTCAACGCTGGCCAGCCCCCTGAGTCTTCAGACTTCAATGCAGCTTTCGGCTGTTTACAGGTGTGTTGAAGTTATCAGTGATTCGATGGCTTCACAACCCTGGGAGATCCTTGAATATGACAGCAAACAGGGCTGGATCCCAAACCCATTCCATAATTCTTTTTACCTCCTTAACAGCGAACCGGCACCTTATATCAGCAGATACACTTTCATGAAAACCCTCATGGCCAAAGTGTTGCTTGAAGGTAATGGCTACGCTATAATAAGAAGAGACAACCGCGGTGATCCTATAAGGCTGGATCTGGTGGGC